TGGAGCCAGGCTGTACAGCATAACGAGACATTGCAGTTGCAGAAGCAAGTTCATAACCTTTAATGAAATCAGTGCCTGCCAGAAGGAAGTTCGGAGAACCACCATTCTTTTGACACGAACGCCACATATCCTGCATTGCATTCACAAGAGTTGCATTTGGATAACCCTTCGCGGCAGGCACAGCTCCAGAAATATCTAGACCAAGGCCATAATCGAAATGGTTATGCCACCAGGTTTCACCGAAGGCAATGCCCGCGATACCTAATGCTGATGGGTTCATATTAACAATGTAATCAAGTCCATTGATAGCCGCATTTGGTGTCATCGCGGTAGAACCAGGATTATACTGCCCATCCAAGTGAAGTGAAAGATCCAACATCTCTTCGAAACCCAAACGTAATGTTTCCATAGCTTCGTTGAACACGTTGGTCAACTGAACTAAAGAAGCATCGCCCGAATTGCGAGGATTCTGTGAATCGCCTATAAGAATACCGTTACCTAGCAAGTAATCCTCAGAGAACTTGAAGCCGTCATGGGCCGAGTTCCATGGAAAATAAACCTGACGAGTTGTATCTTTTACAGCGTAAGCTACTGTATCACCAGTTGCAAGCCCCGTATCACCAAACCACTTAAATTCGTTTGATCCATACGTAGTTCGCACCTGTTCAACAATAGTCTTGCCCGCTGCGCCACCACTACCGCCGCCATAAGGCTTCTTTTTAGCCATTAGAGCTTTTAGTAGCGGTCGCTGTTGAGCAACCTGGTCGATAGGTTTATTCTTGAGAAAGTTAGCTAGAGACACGTATCCCAACGACGTTACATCTGTCGCGGTCAGGGTCATCTGACCGGTACTAGCGGTTGGTAATGCCATGCATTGAGCCTCCTAAAAAAAGTTAAACTATATAAACAGGTCGGCCACACGAAGACCAATACGTGCTACTGGTGATGAGCCCAGCTTACATCAATCCTGTTAACTGTTGTGCAGTGCCTCTAGATGAGCTTGTAAAAACTCAGGTGTAACCTCAGCCTGTCCAAGTTCTGTAGGAGGCGGCGCACCACCGCCGGTTCTACTGGGTGCTAGGGGCCCAGACCTTTTACTAGCATTCCCGTTGGATTGAACGGCGGCGCTCATTCCACGCGAAAGTACATTATACTGCCATTTAATAGTATTCAACCATTGCTCCGGTGGAATACCTGATCGAGAGACTTCTTGCCCTATCTCGACCATATGATCTTTTTTCAAATTATAATCAGGATCAGAGTTAACTAGATCATTCTCCCACTGTGTTATATCTTTGTATGCTTGGTCAGCATGAACTCTTCGTTGGGTGTCATATTCCTGCTGTTGCTGTTGGGATTCGTAATAATCATTTCTAGCTTGGTGTTGTGCGCTTTCGTTAACACGTTGCGACGCTAGTTTGGATGCCCACTCTTCGCTCATCTCTAGGTTATCAACGGCCTTAGAGAGATCTTCAAAATCTCCGTAGCTAGCGTTTTCGTTACTCGTTCTATTAACACCAAGCTTGTCACCAATCTGATCTGCAAAACTATCTAATGCTTTTAAGGCCTTTACTGATTCATCATAACTGCCAGAATTTAGACTACGAAATACCTGCAAAGACCAATTCAACTGTTCCGGGCTTGTGCCAGAATCCATAATATGTTCCTGTAACTCTCCAGAAACCTTTAGATTGTCGTTACTATCTTCTAGTTCTTTAGCCCGGTTTATCCAGTGTTCAAAGCGCTCCTTTGCCTTAGGTTTTAGGTTACCATATACCTCAGCATCTTCCTCACCTAAGTCTGGCTGCGCTTCGCGGTCCTGGCTCTCTGAAACTGCTTCTTCTGATGCCTCTGATTTATCAGCTTTTGCGTCGATGGATTCTTGCTGTGCTGTCTCAGCTTCTTTGTATGTGGGAGTTTTAACATCGGCCGTTGCGTCTGCTGCGGGCTCTGGTTGCTCATCCTCTACACTCTCCTCTGTTGCTTCTATAGTTGGTGCTTCTGGTTGTTCGCCCTCCTCTGCTCTGATTTCATCTAACGCGTTTTTCATCACATCGTAAGTTTCATTAAACTGCTCTTGCGATGGTGTGATATCTAGTTCCTCTGCCATTTGATTTCTCCCTTGTTACTACCGATATTGATTTCTTGTGCGCTGATTGACTCTATTTTGAGGAGCGTTTTGAACCTCATTCAAGCCTTGCGGTGGTGGAACAGCATTACCGACGGGTTGAGGATTACCCCTACCCATAGCCTGTTGCATCATTTGATCTTGCGCCATAGCCTTTTGCATCTCCTCTGGTAACGGCGGTAAGAACTTAGCAATATCAATTCTCTCGTCAAACCTCTTAAAAGTTTCCTCTAGTAATTGTACATATGGATTAAAATCATCGGGTATACCCACAGACCTCATCTGTTGAACAGATTCTATGTTCTGCATAATGATCGGCATTAATTCTATCCAACGCATGCGCTCATCATTGCTATCCGGCATTCCGGTACTACCAGCAATAATATCTAGATAAACAGAATCATACAACTGTTGCTTGTTTAATATAGGCCAAAAAGCATTTGGACCCGCTATTGCCATAGCTTTATCAGGCGTGATCTCTTGTAGTAAAACCTCCGCAGCGAACCACCCTAATTCTTTCAGCCAATCTTCTGTGATATCTACTTTTTCTTGTATACGTGTTGCAAGTCCAGCCTGCTGTATATTGGCTTCTGTAGCTGTCTTTGAGCGTTGAACACCACCACGCTGAGCATCGCCTAACCCGCTTATCCACTCCATATCTGTTCTTAATGGTGATGTATCATACACCTGTGGATTCATAGGTGGAGGGGTAGCTGGTTGAAAGACAGAACTAACATTCTGCCCTGATGCGTTTATCAGCGCTATTTCACCAATAGCGGCGTTGCTAAAGACTTCAATATCCTCATAGTTAACACGGGAAGCGTCAGCAACATAGAACGGTGCAGAAAGCTCACGATGTTTTGCCATTTGCGTTCGTATTGTATTATATTCGTCTTGCAAACTCATCAAAAGCTCTGTCTCAGAAACCGGCCACTCTTGGCCATCAATCCAATTCAACCCCATTAAGAAATACGGAAAGAAGCGGTCACCCATTCTGGCTGGTGCAAATGGATCCTTTAACCATTTCTTGCCACCTTCAGCAAATGTGTATACCGTCTGTGTCGTTCTGTCCCAATACTCCCACACTGCCACCGCTGTATTCACCTCTTCGTCACCCCATGACGGGGCTGTTTCATCACGTTTGACCCGATTTAGAATACCGTCGTTCGTGCGTCGATAAATTGTGAATGTCTTAACTTCGTCTTTAGAGATTTGAAACCTGTCCATAACATCGGAGGGTGTCATCCAGGTAACATTAGCAATCCATTTTGCTTGATGATAATCTTGTAGTGAATCCAAAGAAGTATCCATTCGGAAATCTTCTGGTCTAACAAACCCGAGATTTAAACCCTCGCGCTGCAACACATCAACCTGCTGTTGCAAACCGTTCATGGTGTCTTGTATCTCCTCCATCAACTCATCTTTGTCGCCGCTATATGTTCCTTGTTCGGTGAGCTCTCTCACGTCTGTTTGCATGCGTGCTAAACTGTCTTGGGCATCGTTAAACTGTCGACTAACTAGAGGATCGGTGTAGTAATCACGTTGGTAGGTGACTTTTATAATACCAATCTTGCTGGTCATGCAAGAGCGTATAACCTGCTTGGCTATCTTTTTGAGATCAGCACGTTTCAGAGATTCATTTACAATTATCTCTAATGTAGAGGCAAACATGTCAGCAACTCTGTATTCTGACCCGCCAGCGTCTACATATTTATTAGCGCGGATTTTAATTTCTGGGTTTTGTGCGTATATATATGGTAATAGACCTTGAAGGGTAGCATGGATAATATTACCCTTAATCGAGCGACCGCCCTCTAGTGAAGCTTGAGTAGAGGTCATCAACATAGACCTTGCATTTAGCTTACCAAGCGCATAAACTCTAGAGCTTTCTATCTCTTTATACTGCTTCTTCCACTTTCTGTAAGACAGTTCAATGTCTTTAGTGAATTTCTTAAGCAGGCCAGGAGCGTCAGAAGGGACATTGTACGATGTCGCTGTGTTTTCTACATCAATGCTTAAAATATCTAAGTCGGCCATTGTTCATCCCCGGTGTATAAGTCGTCTAACTTATCTAACCACTCAAGTGTAAATGGTTTAGGTTTTTTGGGTTTTGGTTGCGGTTTTGTTGATTTAGCTCGCTTCAACATTAAACCGTATCGCGTCGCGTCAAACAAGTGATCCTCTGCGCTCGTATCAATATCTTCAATCCTTTTGGTGTCAGCAGGTAAGGAAGGAACCGTACGCAACCAATGCTTGCACGTCTTAAAAACTTGCAAACTGTCACTGGATAACCTATCAACAATCTCTTGCAAGCCTTGCACTCTAGATCCTGGACCTTTCGAGCTAGACTCCCACACAACACCATGATCAGCAAATACGTCTGCAACACTTTTATGGCGACCGTCACGCATGAAGATCGCAGAATCTGCAACATTGCTCTTGAATCTAACGCCCTGGTCACGCTCTTCTTCCTCAGCATTTAAAATATCCTTTGCGATTTCTTCTATTGGGGTTTCACTACCCTTGTTGGGTTTAGAGCTCCAATAAAGTTCTCTGTAGATATAGATTATACCATCATAGTTCTGTGTAAACCAGACGCATCCAGCTGGTGACTTGAAACCGTGGTCATAAGATTTCCAACGCTTCCACTCTAGAGGTATTTCAAATGGTTCAACAACGTGTCTGTTTGGGTCCCACGAACCTTCAAAGAAAGCACCCGGCGCAATGTTCCAATCACCATCTAACCACGCCTTTACGAGCCATTCTGGTCCACTCTTTCTGATCCGGTCAACGTAACCCGGGTCGTTCTCCATCAGAGGAGTGTTATCTTGGATCTTAGACGGAATAAAAATAGATTCCCCATCGTCATTGTCGATGTACCTTTCCTTCACCCAGTTATGCCCGGGCCCGCCTGGGTTAGCAGAAGCTCTGAACAGAACCGGTACGCCGGCAGCAGAACGCATGGTCGCCCCAAGCA